TTTTGATTAGCTAACAATTCAGCCATCATTGCCTCTAATCTTTCAGCCCGTTCCTCAGCCTCTTTGTTGCGTTGTAACAATGCTTGCATATCAGCCTCTAATTTAGCCGTACGGCTATTTGTAGGAGCTTTTTGCTCCTTTTCTTTTTCAATTTCAGGCGTAGATAGATATACTCTATCAGCGTATAATTTACATACAAGCCCGCTATCTGATACTGCTTGAATAACGCCTGTACCACGAACGCCCTTAACATTAGCCAATGGCAATACAAAGTTAGAGCCTTTACTACTACGTACTACATTGGACAAATTCGCTGTAATGGTTACAGTTACTACACCTGTAGACTCATCTACATCACAAGTATAAAGTTTATCTACCAAAGGTAGTTGCTCTTTTTCTTGTAACTTGCGTGCATTTTTAAATGCTGTTTGAATGTTTACTACTTGAGTTGCTGTTTGTTTTTTTGTTGCTGTTGCCATAATGGAACCTCTTTCCCCGCTTTGTTGCGGTGTTAAATATGATTGATAGCGTTTATTGCTACCCTGCAAGCCTGTCGCTTGCTACGACTACACTATCGCACACCTCCGCTGATATAGTGCAATGCGTTGTATTTCCCCCGCTTTTTGCGACATTACCCCCCTCACTATATATTATTCGTTGTGATACAGTGAATTTTTTCTATCTGCTTCGATACTTTTCGATATACTTTGGTGCCCCTGTCAGGGGGTGGGGCTTCGCATTTGGCGGGTGGGTGCGGGACATAGAAAATAGAGACTGCTTATACAAAAATCCAGACTCTTCCAAATAGTACGTTTCACTTATACAAAAATCTACAATCCTATAGGTCGAAGAGCACCCAATGATGAGCAATAACTTCTCCCTATAAAAACTAATACAAATATGAAGATAACATGAAGTAATTGTTTCACAGTTGATTACGAGTTGTACCGTTTTTGTTTCCCAGCAGAAACAGGGTCAAATAGGGTCATTTTAATACCATAGGGGTATCGTAAGTACCCAAAAATGGCAAAATACGTATAGTGTGGTTTACTAGTTCTTTTTCTCTTTCTTTTCTTTCTTTATATATTTCTTTCTTTATCTTTCTCTTTTTCTTCCTCGTACTTACGTACTCGTCAGAAAAAGACGTTATCAGCTTTCTAGGGTAGGGCTTCCAAATACAGTAGTACTATCTATTACGAAATCGATAACGTGTAATATTTTTCTAACTTCAAATTAGCTTGTGGTATTACCAAATGAACTGTTATGAAACAAACAAAAGTCTAAATCGTATTTTCCACCGATAGTAGTGAAAGGGCAAGAAAGGAGATTGGTAATGTCAAACGAAATTGAACAGTTAGCAGAGATATACGACAGATGCAAAAATGATTTGGTATTATTCCGACAAATGTTTCTTCCAGCAGAACAGGAAGTAAAACCTGCTTGGTTCCATTACAAGTGGGGAGACGTATTATTGAATGGTAATCGACATTATGCTGTAGAAGGTTTTCGTGAATCAGCAAAAGCGTTAGCATTAAACACTATCGTTCCTACACCAAACGGTTACACAACTATCGAACACATCCAAACTGGTGATTACGTATTAGATGAATTTGGTAAACCTGTAGAAGTAGAGTATATCTCACCTGTATTTAAAGACCATCATTGTTTTAAAGTCGTATTTGATACTGGAGAAGAAGTGATATGTGATGCAGAACACTTATGGACTGTATTTGATAAACACAAACGTAGAGACAACACACTATCTACTTTAGAACTGTATGCTCATCAAAATCTTGGTAAACCTAGAAATGGTTATCAAGAAAAAGCATTCCGTATTCCATGTACATATGCTGAATACGAAGAACAAGATTTACCCATTGACCCATATTTACTTGGGTATTGGTTGGGCGATGGTACGGCTTCTAAACCAGACATTACTGTTGGTAAATCTGATATTGAAGCATTTAAAAAGAATATTCCTTGGTTTAATTACACAGTACATGAATACCGTGATAACGTATTTACAGTAACATTACACGGCTTTAGGAAACTTCTTGTCGATAATGGTTTATTGAATAATAAATATATTCCAATGCCATACTTATTTGGTTCCACCCAACAACGATTTAACTTGTTAGCTGGTTTGATTGATAGCGATGGTACAATTGCTAAAACTGGTAGTAAAAAAGGTACAATTACATTTACTAACTGTAATTTAAAACTTGCAGAAGGTGTGAGAGTATTAGCATCTAGTTTAGGTATGAAAGCTACTATGACTAAAATTACGCCTAAGTTAAATGGTAAAGAATGTACTGTAGCTTATAAGGTATCATTTAAACCGTCTGTTAAGTTTTTGCGATTAGAACGTAAAAATCAACACATACAAACATCACAAGATAGACGCAGTTTAATGCGTACTATTAAAAGTGTTGAGCCTGTTGATAGTGTGGATTGCAAATGTATCAAAGTCAAATCTGAAAATGGTCTATTCCAAATTACACCATCACATATTATCACTCACAACACGAGTTATGTATTGAGAGCTTTCCCAATTCATTGCTTGGTATTTCCATCCAAGAAAAAACAATACATCGTATTCATCATGGCTAACCAACGGGCAGCCAGCCGAAGGCTTAAAGATATTGCTGAAGAATACACAAGTAACGAATTAATGAACCTTAATCTTGTTCGTATTAAAGAGCAGTCTGAGAAAGCATTTGAGATTGTAGTTAAAGATGAGAATGGTGAAGAAATTACTGTACGTATGGAAGCGTATGGTAAAGGTTCTAGTGTTCGTGGTTTGAACAACAAAGATAGACGTCCTGATATTATCCTCATAGATGACCCTCAAGACTTGGAGGATAGTCTTTCTGATACAGTACAAAAATCTGACTATCAATGGTTCTTATCTGATGTGTATTTCCTTGGTAAAAATACACGGATATTCTTCATCGGTAATAACCTTGGTGAAAAGTGTATTATTGAACAGGTAATATCCAATAAAGAGGAACTTGACTTTGATGCGGAACGCATTCCTGTATTGAATGAAGATGGTAAATCTAACTGGGAAGAAATGTACCCAGTAGAAGCTATTAATAATGAACGTGAAAAGTGGCGTAAACTTGGGCAGCTAGATATTTGGGAACGTGAAAAGCTATGTATTGCTATTTCTCCTGAAAGCCAAATCTTTAAGAAAGAATATTTTAGGTATTATGACCCTAATACGATACAACTAGAAGAATGTTCTGTATTCGTCGCATGTGACTTGGCTATTTCCGAAAAGGAAACAGCTGACTTTACATCTGTCTGTGCTGTTGCTGTAAACCCAGATAACCATTGGTTCCTACTTGAGATTGATTATGGTAGGTGGGACCCAACTAAAACAATTGATACTATATTCCAAATGGTTCAGAAATACCGACCGATTTATGTTGGTATTGAAAAAGTCGCTTATCAAGCGGCTCTTATTCATTTTGTGGAAAAGGAAATGATTAAACGTAACACTTGGTTTACCGTAAAACCTTTAGAAGCAAAAGAGAAAAAAGAAATCCGTATTGCAGCTTTGCAGCCACGATTTAAAGCTGGTACATTATGGTTCCCTATGGGGCAGGATTTCTTAGTAGAGTTAGAGAGTGAGTTTTTGTCATTCCCTAAATCTCTACATGATGATTTAATTGATAGTTTAGCACACATTTCAGCTATTGCCAGTCCACCTGTTGGTACATTTGGTACGGTAAGTACAGCTGATATACCGATGGGAGGTGCGATGTAAGATTGGCTGAAGATTTCACAGTTGAATTAACTGGTCAGGAAGCTGACAAGGCTTTACTAAGTTTAGTCAAAGCTGATATTGCTGATGCTGAGGCGTATCAACAATCCATTATTCAGCCTACTGTGCGTGAGCGTTATAATATTTACTATGCTGATAAAGAATATTATGCTCATAAATTCCCTATTTTAAGTAAAACTTCTTCTTTGGTATCTACAGATGTGGCAGATACTATAGAATGGGCATTACCATCTTTGATGAAAGTATTTACTGGCTCTGATGAAGTAATTACAGTAGCTGGTGTTACAGAAGAAGATGACCAAAATGCAGAAGTTATGCAAAGCTTATTGGTATACCAATTACAAAGACAAAACAAATTCTTCCCTATTTTGTATAACTGGATGAAAGATGCTTTGATTACTGGTATGGGTATTATCAAATGCTATTGGGAACGTACAGAAGGCTATACACCAGAAACAGCACAGTTGAATGCTGATGCATTAAAACTCTTAACACAAACTGGTGTAGAAATTACAAACGTAGAAGGACCTGATATAATGGGTGATTTCACTGTAACATGGAATTCTCCGTATTATATTAAGAATAGTCCTAAATTAGAAAACATATTAGTATCGGAGTTTTTATATTCTCCTGATGCTAAAAATCTCGAAGATGCGAATTTCGTAGCACACCGTAAAAAGGTTACTATGTCTCATCTTCGTCAAAAAGAGCGTGAAGGTATTTACGCAAATGTCGATATGGTTCACCCTGATAATGGTCCTGTATCTTGGATTACAGACCAAGTAGAAGATGTAATCGGGGACCATTACACTCCATTACATAATAATCAACAAGATAAAGCTCGTGAAGAAGTTACGATTTATGAATGTTATACAAAGATTGACTTCAATAATGATGGTATTCTTGAAGATATGATTATTACCATTGCTGGTGATGTAATTCTCCGTGCTGAACCTAACTATATGGGTAGACACCCATTCTTTTCTATTTCTCCAACTAAAGACCCCCATCGTATTTGGGTGAAACGCTCTTATGCAGAGTTAATTGGCGAATTACAGGACATGAAAGTTGCCCTTACCCGTCAAATCGTACAAAATATCGCCTTAACTAATGACCCTAAAATGATTTTAGCAGAAGATAGTATTAATATTTCTGATTATATTGAAGGTCGTAAAGTTATCCGTAAAAAACCGGGGTCTAATATGGGTGATGTGGCGATGCCAATGCCAGTCAATCAATTATCTCCTCAAACATTCCAATTTTTGGAGTATTTAGAAGGTCAAAAAGAAAATCGCACTGGTATTACACGATATAACCAAGGTCTTGACGCTAATAGTCTTAATAAAACGGCTACTGGTATTAGTGCTATTCTTGGACAATCGGCACAACGGCTAGAATTAGTGGCTCGTATGTT